ATGCATTGCATGGGCTGCGCGCGGTGCCTATCGGCGTAGGCAAGGTAGGTGCGCTGCCACTATCTGCGCTTTTGCATAAGCTGATCGCCGCGCTTGAGAATGCAGAACTTTCACCTGCCGAACTGAAAGACATGCAGCCGGAAATTGAGAACGCGCAGGCGGTGCTGGATGGGCTGCGGCGCATGGCGGGTGTGCGCTGATGCGTAGCAATAGCCGAACCGGTGGCATCGCATGGTCAAAGCGAACGGATGACATCATCCGCGCCGCCTGGGCCGATGGCACGTCCACCAGCGACATAGCCGTCCGACTGTCTGTGTCTGAGTATTCGGTTCGCAAGCAGGCGCGTGCGCTAGGTTTGCCACTGCGCGGGCATGGCGTGCGCAAAAGCGCGACGCAGGGATTGACGATGCAGCGCGTCCGCGCGGTTGAAGATGCACACCGCGCCGCGACCATCGAGTTCGAGTTGGTCTATTGTGATTGGGCCGATCGGCATCCTGGCATTGAGATTTGCGGCTATCGGGCCGCCGCATGATTGCGCTGCTGCCTTGGCGCTGGCAGGCGCGGATTCTTGCATGGCTGGGCCATAGCGTGCCGTTCATCGCATTGCGGACAGGCCGCACAATGAACGACGTGCAGCGCGCGTTGGGGTGGATGGCATGACGCGCCGCCAGGACGAATTTCGCCTGTCGTGCGCCGTGGCAGATCATCTGCGCGTCGTGCTGCCGTCGCAGGTGATGTGGTCGCATTTCCCAGCAGGGGAGGCCCGCACCGCAGTGACCGGCGCACGTCTCAAGCGCATGGGGTTGCAGCGTGGCTGGCCCGATTATCTGCTGTTTCACGATAGCGGCACGCTGGCGATCGAACTGAAGGCCGGCGCCGGCAAGCCTACCGATGAGCAGATGGCGTTTGGCAACCGGCTGCATGAGTTGGGCGGTGTGTATCGCATCTGCCGCAGTCTGGCCGATGTGGATGTTGCGCTGTCTGATGTGGGCATCCAGGCGAAGGGGAGGGCAGCATGAACCGCCGTCCTGACGTGCTGCGTGTGTGCAGCAGCTATTACCGAAACACCCCGCGTGAGCTTCGCATGGCCGTAATCGAGCGTGTAGCCTTGGCGCATGACGTGACCGTGGACGAAGTGATGGGCCGCAGTATTGAGCGCCGCATCTCCAACGCACGCCGGGCCGCCATGCAGGCCATCGCGGCTGAGTTCCGCAATGACAGCAGCGTGATGATTGGCCGGCTGTTCGATCGTGACCACACAACGGTGCTGTCGGCACTTGGCACCATCAGCAAGCGGAAGGTGGCGGCGTGAGCATCAAGCTGATGACAGCCGCATGGGCGCTCGACGTGTCAGCCACCGAAAAGCTGGTGCTGTTGGCGTTGGCCGATTGGGCCAACGATGACGGGCATTGCTGGCCGTCTATGGCGCAGCTGGCGGCCAAGTCTGGGCTGACAGATCGGGCAGTGCAGAAGGCTATCCAGCGGATGGTGGCTGATGGCCATTTGACCCGCCAGGAAGTCACCGGAAAGGGCGTCAATTACTTCGTCCACCCCGGAACGACGTTCACCCCCGAACGTCGTTCACCCCCGAACGAAACGACGAAAACCCCCGAACGACGTTCACCCAATACATCAGTAACCACCATTAAGGATGAAGCTAACGCTTCATCCAAGGCGCGGGTGAGCAAGCGCAAGGGTTTTGCATTGCCTGATTGGGTGCCTGCCGACGCCTGGGCTGGCTACGAGCAAATGCGCTGCAAGGCCCGCAAGCCGATGACCGATCGAGCGCGGGCGCTGGCGCTCACCAAACTGCAAGAACTGGCAGCATCGGGCCACCCACCGGGGGAGGTGCTGGATCAATCGACGCTGAACAACTGGCAGGGACTTTTCGAGATCAAGGAGCGCAGCAATGGCAACAGCATGGGACGACATCACGGGCAGGGCGGAGGCGAACGCCGACCAAGTGCATCACTCGACTGGATTGAGCGCAACATCGGACGAGCCGCTGAAGCCGACGAGGGGCCACATGGCGTGCATCGCGGAGCTTTCGTTGCGCTTCCCGGCAGCGCGGGACGTTGACAGCCGGCAATACCAGGCGCGCTTGGACTTCCTCGCCAGCGATACCGCCCACCTTGCCGTTCCGCTGCTGCGCGCGGCCTGTGACCGGGTGGCACAGACTGCAAAGGGCCTGCCGTATGCCAGTGAAATTATCGCGGCAGCCACGCAGATCGTGGAGGAGCGCCAGCGTGTCCAAACGGCAGCCGATCGAAGCGCACCGGGTGGTGTGCAGATGGGTGACCGCGCTGCAGCTTATGCCAACATCAACCGGCAGCAGCTGGCAGCAGGACGCCGGATGTTTTTTACCGACGCCGGTGAGCAGTTCATGGAAGGCCCGTATGAGCCGCGCCGCGTCAATCCCGATGGAACTGTGCGCGTGGTGAGGCCAGCATGACCAAGGGCAAGGCAGTGGCGGTCAAGCAGCCGCGTGGTCGGCCATCGCTTTGCACGCCAGCGATGATGGACGCGATCTGTGAGCGCATTGCCGAAGGGGAAACGCTGGCGCAGATCTGCCGCGACCAAGGCATGCCGACGATGTCTGCGGTCAATAATTGGCGCCGAGCAAATGCTGCCTTTGATGGCAACTTCGCGCGTGCGCGTGAGGCTGGACACGACGTGATTGCAAGCCGTGCCAGAGAGACGGCGAGGGGCCTTGGCGACAGCACATCTGACGTGCAGCGTGACAAGCTGATCATCGATACGGATCTCAAACTGCTGGCCAAATGGGACAAGCGATACAGCGATCGCGTGACAGTCGGCGGCGATCCTGACAGCCCCATTGCGATGACGGTGCAGGCCATTGAGCGCCGCGTGATCGATGCAGCAGAATAAGACACTCCGAATCGAAACGCCGCGCTGGATGGTGCCGTTCCTTGGGCCATCACGGTATAAGGGCGCCTACGGTGGTCGCGGATCCGGCAAAAGCCACGCCTTTGCCGAGATGGTGATCGAAGCCCACGTCATGGATCAGAAGCGGCGCACCGTGTGTGTTCGTGAGGTGCAGAAGACCCTAGCGCAATCCGTCAAGCGGCTGCTGGAGACGAAGATCGAGGCGATGGGCGTCTCGTCATACTTCGAGGTGCAGGAGAGCGTGATCAAGAGCCGTCGCGGTGATGGCCTGATCTTGTTCCAAGGCATGCAGAACCACACCAGCGACAGCATCAAGTCGCTGGAGGGCATGGACTGCGCTTGGGTGGAAGAGGCGCAGAGCCTGTCACAGCGCAGCCTGGACTTGCTGCGGCCAACGATCCGCAAGCCCGCCAGCGAATTGTGGTTCACATGGAACCCGCACGAACCCACCGACCCGATCGACGTGCTGCTGCGCGGCCAGTATCCGCCGCCCGACGCGATCGTGTCCGAGGTCAACTACCGGCAGAACCCGTGGTTTCCAGACGTGTTGCGCGCCGAGCTTGAGTACGACCAGCGCCGCGACCCTGACAAGTACACGCACATCTGGCTGGGTGGCTATGTTGCCAACAGCGAGGCGCGGGTGTTCCGCAACTGGCGCGTCGAGGACTTCGAAGCCCCAGCTGACGCAACGCACCGCTTCGGCGCCGATTTCGGGTTCGCGGTGGATCCGACTGTCCTGGTGCGCTGCCATATCGTCGGGCGAACGATCTACGTTGACCATGAAGCCTACATGATCGGCTGCGAGATCATCGACACGCCCAGCCTGTTCCTGACCGTCCCAGAGGCCGAGAAGTGGCCGATCGTGGCCGACAGCGCCCGGCCCGAAACCATCAGCCATCTGCGCCAGCACGGCTTTCCCAAGATCATGCCGGCGGTGAAGGGACAGCACAGCGTCAACGAGGGCATCGAGTGGCTGAAGAGCTACGACATCGTCGTGCATCCGCGCTGCCAGCACACGATCGACGAACTGACCAGCTACAGCTTCAAGGTCGATGACCTGACAGGCAAGGTGCTGCCGGTCCTGCAAGACAAGGACAACCACGTCATCGATGCCCTGCGCTATGCCGTGGAGGCCGTGCGCCGTGCGCCTGCGCGACGACCAACCGTTGTTGCGCCCATGCCGGTGGCGACAGCGTATCGCCGGTAGTTGCATCTGCCGATCAATGCGTGTAGTGGTATAACATAACATTAGACAGGCCGGGGCAGTAATGGCGCGCAGCAAGGCGGAAAAACTGGCGGCGATTCACGCCGAGGCGCTGGCGGAATACAACCGCACATACAGCGCGCTGCAGCCCGAACGCATGCAATGTCGTGACGATCGGCGTTTCGTCGCCATCCCCGGCGCCCAATGGGAAGGACTGTGGGGGGAGCAGTTCGAGAACCGCCCACGCCTGGAGGTCAACAAGACGCTGTTGGCCGTCAACCGCGTCTACACCGAGTGGCGCAACAACCGCATCACGGTAGACTTCGTGTCACGCGACGGCACTGAGGCCGACCAACTGGCCGACACCTGCGACGGCCTGTTCCGTGCCGACTGGGACGACAGCTGCGGCGAGGAGGCGGGCGACAACGCCTTCGATGAGGCCACAGCCGGCGGGTTTGGCGCGTTCCGCCTGCGGGCCAGCCTTGAGAATGAATACGACGATGACGCTGAGACGCAGCGCATCCGCTTCGAGCCGATCTACGACGCCGACACGTCAGTGTTCTGGGATCTGGACGCCAAGCGATACGACAAGAGCGACGCCAAGCACTGCTGGGTGATCTACTCCATGACCCGCCAGGCGTATGAGGCAAAGTACGACGACAGCCCATCGACGTGGCCCAAGATGACCACCGCGTCGGTGTTCGACTGGGCGACGCCGTCTGTTGTGTACGTGGCAGAATATTACCGGGTCGAGGACGAGCGCACCCCCATGGTGCGGATCACCACACCGGACGGCAAAGACCATGACGTTGAGGCCGATGATTACGCCGAGGCGCTGGCCGGCACAGAGGGGCTGGAATACGATCGCATCCGCCTGAACCTGGCGATGGGCGGCGAGGTGACGAAGCAGTGGCGCAAACGCACCCGTTGCATTCGCAAGCTGATCATGAGCGGCAACGGGATCCTTGAGGATTGCGGCCACATCGCCGGAAAGCACATCCCGATCATCCCGGTGTTTGGCAAGCGGTGGTTCATCGACAACGTCGAGCGTTGCATGGGCGTGGTGCGCCCGGCCAAGGACAGCCAGCGCCTCAAGAACATGCAGCTGTCCAAGCTGGCTGAGATCGCCAGCCTGTCAGCGGTCGAAAAGCCGATCCTGGCGCCAGAGCAGGTCGCCGGGCTGGAAACCTACTGGGCGCGGGACAACATCGAAAACTACCCGTATTTGCTGGCACAGCCGCTGACAGCCGCTGACGGCAGCATCGTGGCCACAGGGCCGATGTCCTACACCAAGCCGCCCCAGGTTCCGCCGGCAATGGCCGCCCTGCTGCAGCTGACCGAAACCGACATGGCTGAACTGCTGGGCTACAACCAGCAGGCCGAGAAGATGGTGTCGAACATCAGCGGCAAAGCGGTGGAGATGATCCAGAACCGTCTGGACATGAACGCCTACATCTACCTGTCAAACATGGCCAAGAGCATGCGCCGCGCAGGCGAAGTGTGGCTGTCGATGGCGCAGGAAGTCTACATTGAGGAAGGCCGAGCCATGAAGGCGATCGGCGACATGTCTGACGTGTCGAGCGTCGTCCTGATGCAGCCCAAGATCAACGAGAAGACCGGCGAGATTGTCTACGCCAATGATCTGAGCCGCGCCAAGTTCGACGTGTCGGTTGACATTGGCCCGACCAGCCAGAGCCGCCGTGACAGCATGCTGCGATCGATCACCGGCATGATGCAGATGACGACCGACCCCGCCGATCTGAAGGTGCTGACATCGCTGGCCCTGATGAACATCGAAGGCGAGGGGCTGGGCGATGTGCGCGACTTCTACCGCAAGCAGCTGGTGCAGATCGGCGTGATGCAGCCGACCGACGAAGAGCGGGCCGAGATGGAGGCCGCCATGCAGGCGCAGCAGCAGCAGCAAGATCCGCAGGCGCTCTATCTGATGGCCGAGGCCGAGAAGGCGCAGGCGCAGGCTCTGCAGGCGCAGGCCAACACCATCAAGGCGCAGGCCGACGCAAACAAGAGCGAGGCGCAGGCGATCGCCACGCTGGCAGGCATTGAGGACGACCAGGCACGAACGGCCATTGAGGCCGCCAAGGCGATCGGCGCAGGGTTGCGCTGATGTCGGCACCGCGCACCGGCTTGAATTGCGCGAGCAGATGAGGCAATATGACGATACAGGCAGTAGATGAAACAGCCACTGAAACGCTGATCGACACCGACGCACAAGCTGCACCGCCCGCTGAGAACAATGCCAGCAAGGCACCGGCAGCAGAAGCTACGGACGATACCAGCGATGTGATTGTGACCATCGGGGAGGACGCGCCGCCTCAAGAAGACACGCAAGCCGCGCCTGCATGGGTGCGAGATCTCCGAAAGCGTGAGCGGGAAAACGTCAAGCGCATCAAGGAACTTGAGCAGCGATTGTCCGAGAAGGAGCAGCCGGTATCGGTTGGCCTGTCGGCCAAGCCAACACTCGAATCCTGCGACTATGACACCGACGAGTTCGAGAGCCGCATAACTTCGTGGCACGACGCCAAGCGACAGCACGAGCAGATAGAGGCCCAGCAGCGCCAAGCGCAGGATGAGGCCCAGACAGCGTGGCAAGCGAAGCTGAATGCATACGAAACAGCCAAGGCAAGTCTGCCGGCACGCGATGTTGATGACGCCGAGCAATCTGTTCGTGAGGTCTTCAACGAAGTGCAGTGGGCCATCCTGGTTGACGGCGCGGACAACGCGGCACTCCTGATCTACGCGCTCGGAAAGAACCCGGCCAAGGCCAAGGAATTGGCGGCGGTCAAGAGCCTGAGCCAGTTTGCCTTCAAGGCCGCCCGTATCGAAGCGGAGGTGAAAGTGAACAAGCGAACGGCACCCAAGCCTGAGACGGCACTGCGCGGCACTTCGCCGGGCGCTGTTGGATCAGGCGATGCAACCCTTGAACGGCTGCGCGACGAGGCACTGCGGACGGGCGATATGACCCGACTGGTGGCTTACAAGCGGCAGCTTCGTAACAGCTAAGGATACGTTATATTATGGCTAATGGTTTTTCCAAGGAAGAGGTCGTCGCGTTCGAGGACGTGCTGGCCGGCTTCCAGGACGCGCTGGTTATGTCCAAGCTCGTCAACGTGTATCGCCCCGGCGATCAGACGATGGAGCGCACCAACGACGTTATCTGGCGTCCGATGCCCTACATCGCCACCTCCCAGAACCGCGTGATTGGCACTGCGGTCACCGAGAAGGGCATGACCCAGCTGTCGGTGCCATCGACCCTTGGTTACGCCAAGAACCACACGTTCAGCCTCGACGCCAAGGAACTGCGCGATGCGCTGCAGGAAAACCGTCTGGGTCAAGCGTCTGCCCAGCGTCTTGCCAGCGACATCAACACTGCGGTTTACACGACTGCGGCGGTTTATGGCGGCTTGGTGGTCACCCGCACCACTGCGTCCGGTACGTTTGACGACGTGGCGCTGTGCGATGCGCTGATGAACGAGCGCGGCGTGCCGATGGAAGATCGCCACATCGTGTTCAACAGCCGCGATTACAACGGCATGGCGGGCAATCTTGCCAACCGCGCTAACCTTGTCGCTGGCAAGACCCTCACTGCCTATGACCGTGCCAACATTGGCATGGTTGCCGGCTTTGATGCCTATAAGTCGGACACCGGGATCCGCATCGCAGCCACTGCTGTTGCCACCGCCCGCACGATCGACACCCGCGCTGCGGCCAACATCA